CGACAGTTGGTTACAGCTGGATGAAATACTGGACAATAAAGCGTCCGGCGGACTTGCAAAGATACTTAAAATAGATAACGCCCGGATGAAGCGCTTGAAAAACATGGATGGCAACATGGAAATGCTTATCTGGATGCAGAAAGAAAAGGAGATGAATACGATACTGCGTGACTGCGATATAAAGACTCTTTCCGAAGCAGACATCAGCCCGAAAGAACTGGAAGGATCCACAATCAGAAAATATCTGACCATTGAAAAAATATGTAACTACCTGAACAAACAGGCAGGGCTGAGATCGTTAAGAGGCCGCGAATTAAAAACGGCAGTATGGAGAGACTGGAACGACTACGTGAACATGATGGCCAAACTGAAGATGGACTGTAGCAGGGAACTCCTGCTGAAACCGAAAGACCTTGCCATTGCACATAACGAGTTAGTGGACAAGATATCCATGCTGGATTCCTCAGAGGAAATTGCAAAAAAGAAAAGAGATTTCCCGCGGGCACAGGAGCTCATGGAATCTGGAGAATTGAAAAAATACGAGTATGATAACGGCACTTACTGCATCGTGGCACCCAGAAGTATCGATGATATCTACCGGGAGGGAATCGTGTTAAAACACTGCATCCACACCTGTGATATTTACTTCCAGAGGATCAACATCAGAGAAACCTATCTGCTCTTCCTCCGGCACAGCGCAGAACCGGATACTCCCTGGTACACGGTGGAGATTGAGCCGGGAGGAAACATCCGGCAGAAAAAGTCCGTACTGAATGAGGCATATAAGGATTTGGACGATGCAATGCCGTTTCTGCAGGAGTGGCAGCAGTGGGTGAAAAAAAACCTATCCGAAGAGGATAAGAAGCTGGCAGCGAAGAGCGACAAGGCCCGCAGGGAAGGTTATAAGAAACTGCGGGAAGAGAAAAAGATAATATTGCACGGGAGCCTGCAGGGGGCACTGCTTGCGGATGCTCTGGAGAGTGACTTTATGGAGGTGATCTGATGGAATTAATGGAATACACAAAAACATATCAGGAATATAAGAAGGAGCTGGATGCAGTCCTCACCCGGACGGCAGAGGACTTTGTACAGATCGGCTATCTGCTCAAGGTGGCCAGAGACACAAATGTACTGGCAGAGAGCGGCTATGCAACTGTGACAGATTTTGCCAGGGCTGAGTATGGCATAGATAAGACGCAGGTAAGCCGCTTTATCAGCATCAATGACAGATTTTCGGAGGATGGCTACTCTGATCATCTGCTCCCGAGCTACAAGGGATTTGGATATGCAAAGCTTACCTTGATGCTGCAGATCCCGGACGAGATCAACGAGGCGCTTCCGCCTACGCTGTCCAAGGCAGAGATTCAGGACATAAAGGACGAGGTGGATGCAGAGAGCAAGGTCACGGATATTGAGGTGGAGATTGAGAAGGCAGAGGCAGCAGCCGTAACGGACAAGTCCATGCTTCCACCGGAGGGATCACCGCTGAAAAGAAACCTCTGGCAGCTGGGTAAGGAACAGGAAGAACTCTTTCGGAAATTATGGAGGGTATGCTTTTTACATACTGCATTTGGTAACAAAAACAATGCAGAGATTATGGATATCCTGATTCCGCAGGGCGATGCCGTGTACACCGTCCGGATCCCGGGAGAGCGCCGCACGCAGATCATTGTTAATTCTGATGGAGCTACCATCGTGAATTTGAAAACGCTGGAGCGGAGCAAATACACAGAGGATCAGATCTGTGATGCAGTCCGGTCTCTCATAGATGGAGGCAGCAGTCCTGAGGAACGGTATAAGGAGCTCTACGGGGAGGAACTGACCGTGGAAGAAGAATCGGAAGTTGCACCGGTGCAACCGGAGAATGAGACTCAGAAAGAGAAGAAACCGGAAAAGCGTAAGGAATCCCGTGTGACCAAGGCCGTTACGGAGAAGAAAAAGCCCAAGGAATCGGAAAAGAAGCCTGAGCAGATGACCATCCCGGGAGCCGCACCAGATCCGGCTCCGGAAGAGCCGGAAACACAGGTAAATGACACGGTTTGCGGGGATCCCGACACGGCTAATAAGGATTTTGCTACAGATCATCAGAATACCGAAACCATGGTCACGGAAGAACAGGTACCGGGGCAGACCGACATTGAAAAGGACTTTCCGCAATACTGTCCGGACACCGCTGACCAAAGGACAGCTTATCGTCAGTCCATCCGTGGCAGCGTGGAGAACCTGGTACGATATGTCGAGATGGATCTGATCAGCGCCGCCAGACAGCAGCTGTCCGATATCGCTGGTTATCTGGACCGTCTGGAAGAACTCAGCAAAGGGGGCGGACAGGATGCCGAAGATGTCGAAACAGGCGAGAGCGAGGGAGTTTAATGCCGCCTCTCGTCAGAGCATCAAAGAGCGAGACCGCAACCAGTGTATTTTCTGCCGGATGCAATACCACATGGAAGATGTAACTTGGTCAGGTCCGGAATCGCTGAGCATCATGCATTATATCCCGAGATCCCACGGTGGCCTCGGGATCCCGCAGAATGGTGCACAAGGCTGCGTCAGCCACCATGAGATGCTGGATAACGGCAACAAGGGCCGGCGGGAAGAAATGCTGCAGATGTTTAGGCAGTACCTGCAGGATCACTACCCGGACTGGAGCGAGGAGGCGCTGACCTACAGCAAATGGAAATAATGTATATACAAATTTGTATATACAAAAATCGGAGGATATATGAAAGCAAAGACAGAAGTTATCTCACTCCGGCTGACACCGGAGGAAAAACGCAGATTGGAATATAGTGCAGAAAAAATGGGAAAGAGCCAGTCATATATCCTGATCACAGCATTAAATGCATATTACAAATCTGTCCGGAAGAATCTGGACGGTGTAATAGAAGAATAGACCTTTTGGAGTGTACTCACAATCACTGTAAACATAGCCACGGGGCGGCCGCTGAGGCCAAGAGGCAGCAGCCGTCCGGAAAGGATAAGATAATGCGGGAATATAAAGAATGGGATGAAAATGTTCTGTTGGGATCGGCGTCTACAATCCAGAATGTACATAAAGGAGACATCATAAAAGCAATGGAAAATGACGGAGATGTCGGAAGAGGAACAGTTCCCAGGGAATATGAAGTGGTGGAGGTATATAAGAGAACTGTTTTGACCAGAGACCGGAAGACTGGCTTTCGAAGGTGTTTTTCTTACGGAGATCTGCTAACAATGAAAATAGAGCGGCAGGATCCGAAAGTTGAATCTATAAAAGAAAAACGCACACAGGAGGGCTACAACCAGAGCACAGAAGCATAGGAGGAAAAAGCGCATTGAAAAGCATTGAAAAAAAGATTCTTCCGAAGTACTTCCGAGCAGTCCGAAAAGAAGAAAAAAACTTCGAATTGAGAAAAGACGAAGACAACGTACAGCCGGGAGATGTACTGATTCTGATGGAATGGGAAAACGGGGAATATACCGGCCGGACAGAGGTACGTCGGATCCGGTATGTGCTTCGGAATGTGCCGGAATATGGGCTGATGCCGGGATATTGCATTATAGGATGGTAACAAAATTACTGACAATTAAGAAAGAGAGGAAATAACATGAGAAAACAGGAAATCAGTGAAATAAAAAAGCTTTTCACACCGGGAAACTGCTCCATCACACGGATCTGCGGATGGTATGTGGAGTGTGGTGAGAATAAAAAGACAGAATGGAACCAAGCGTTTCTGGCATTACCGGAGGATGAACTGTACAAATATTTTGAGATTCTGCGTAAAAGTCTGTCCGGCACTTTAGGAAAGAATCTGCTGAATCTGGAATTTTCGGAAAAGAGTAGAAATGAAGGCGGGCAGCAGGAGTTCTTTCTACACTTGAGGGACAGCAAATTAAGAGATGATGTCCTACTGGAGCAGTTCTATGATCGCATCATCAAATCCTATGAGTATGTGGGAAACTACCTGATTCTGCTGATTCATGATGCCTATGATATACCGGGGCGTACCCGGGACGGTATCGAGATGGAGGATGCTTCCGACGAAGTCTATGACTATATCCTTGCCTGCATTTGTCCTGTAGATCTGTCGCAAACAGGATTAAGCTATAACGCAAAGGAAAATACCTTCCAGAATCGTCTCCGTGACTGGGTGGTAGGGATGCCGGATACTGCGTTCCTGTTCCCAGCGTTCAACGATCGCAGTGCGGACATTCACAGCACTCTGTATTATTCCAAAGATGCCAAAGAACTGAAGGAAGAATTTATTAATAAGATGCTTGGATGCAAGTTGCCTCTGTCTGCGGAATGCCAAAAAGAAGCCTTTCAGGCATTAGTGGAGGAAGTGCTGGGTGATGACTGCTCAGTGGAAAGCGTTAAAAACATTCACGAGAAGTTGACTAAGACCGTACAGAAACAGGAGGACAATGAGGAACCGATGGCGCTGGGCGGCGAGGAAGTAAAGACTGTTTTCGCCAGTAGTGGTGTGTCCAATGACAAAATGGAGATATTTGACCAGTGCTTTGATGAAATCATCGGGAGAGATACAAAACTGCTCCTGAATAATATTTACAGTGGTCACAATTTTGAGGTGAAAACACAGGATGCGGTTATCAGAGTCAATGCCGGACGAACGGATCTCATAAAGGTAAAGGAGATTGACGGAAGGCAGCAGTTAGTCATTGATTTGCAGGGGCCTGCGGAGGTAAATGGCGTTGAAGTAAGACCTATGCAGTAAGAGGAGATCAGAGAAGTGAAGGCGGATATTGAGATGCTCAATGAATACATAGAGAAAACGGATAAGGGGTTCTATGAATCGCTTTCTGATCCGGAAAAAATTCTCTATCAGTGCGTTGTAAGAGATAGCTTGGAATTCGCATGGTATGTATTTA